ATGTTATGGCAGCACAGATTGCAAACAAAGAAGTTGATGCCAAAAATACAATGGCAGATAAAAAATTAGAAGCAGAGATTGACGATGCTAAAGCACGTAGATTATCTAAACCAGATGGTGCAATGCCTGAAGAACAACCAGTTGATACAGATTGGGATAAATAATTATGGCAGAGCAGGGTACAGCAGAAAGACTAATTGAAGTAGCCTTAGCAGAAGTTGGTACGGTAGAAGGTCCAAAAGATAACGAAACCAAATACGGTAAGTTTACCAAGGCAGATTTTCAACCATGGTGTGGATCATTTGTTAACTGGTGTGCAAACGAAGCAGGAGTAAAAGTTCCTAATACTGTTTATACTCCAGGTGGAGCAGCAGCATTTAAGAAAAAGGGCGCATGGATTGATGGAGATGTTGCAGATCCAGAGCCAGGAGACATTGCATATTTTGATTTCCCATCTGACGGGGTAGATAGAATATCTCACGTAGCAATAGTTGTAAAAGACAATGAAGATGGAACAGTCTGGTGTGTTGAAGGAAATACATCTGGAGATCCTAAAGGTAGCCAACGTAATGGCGGAGAGGTTTGCAAAAAACTTCGTGCCTATAAAAAAAATAAAAAGGGTGTAATGATTTCTATTGTAGGGTTTGGCAGACCAAAGTTTGGATCTGCTCCTGCAGGTACCGCAAAAAAATCTCAAAATAAACCTAAAACATGCTCAGAATGTGGTCAAGTAATTAAATAGTATTGTTTGAATAACCAAAATCTTTTGGTATACTTTAATAGAATAGTCTGAGAGGAAAATACATGACCTGTATTGCGGTTGTTAAGCAAGACGGAAAAGTTTACATGGCGGGAGATCGTGGTGCTTCTGATGAAGATAATATAATGTCTATTGTTGCTCCTAAAGTTTGGAAAAATGGTCCTTACCTTTTTGGATATGCTGGAACAATGGATGGAGAAAGAATTAGGCATAATTTTAAACCACCACTACCAGAAGGAAATTTAGATAAATTTATGTATACTAAATTTATTAAATCATTGCGTAAATTTTATGAAGAGTGGTGGGTAGACACAACTAAAGATGCAGATTTTGGAATGATTATTTGTGTGCGTGGAAGAATATTTGAACATAATGCAATTGATATGTCTTTAACAGAATACCAACAACCATTTTTATGTATGGGATCAGGATCAGCATATGCATATGGATCTTTGTATTCAACACAAAAACAAAAAAATCCTAGGAATAGAGTTAGGAATGCAGTTGCAGCAGCCATAGAATATTCTCCTTCTTGTAAAGGGCCAATAGATACAGTGAGTGCATAATGAGTGATATGTTTGAAGATAAGCGAGAAGAACTATCAGAGTTGCAGGAATTTGAAATATGGCTTGAAAATGGAATTGAGCGTGGATGGGTAACAGAACCATTCTGTAATACTCATGAAGGAGATTCTTATATGACAGATGAAGAACAGGCTGAGTGGGAAGAGGGCGGAGATCCTTGTCAGGTTGTGCTTAAAATAAAAAAGTATTAGGAATAAATGTTAATTTTAGGTATTAACGAAACATCACATGATGCATCAGTATCATTAATAGATAAGGATAAAATTTTATTTGCTGGGCATGCCGAAAGATATAGCAAAGTAAAAAATGATTGGTATATAAATAATAGTTTAATTAATGATGCTTTACAATATGGCACACCTGATTACATTGCCTACTATGAAAAACCCTTTCTAAAAGCCTCTAGGCTGTTTTTAAAAGGTGGCCTAGGAGATTGGAAACCACGTTTTTATTTAGACAACATCCCAAGAGTATCATTTAAACATCATTATTCTCATGCAGCAGCGGGGTACTATACAAGCAAATTTGATGATGCAGTAATTGTAGTATTAGATTCAATAGGAGAATACAATACATCTACCATTTGGGTTGGAGAAGGATCTTCTATTACTTTAAAAGAAAAAATTAATTATCCCTTTAGTTTTGGATTATTTTATTCTGCATTTACAAAATTAGTTGGTTTAATGCCCAATCAAGAAGAATACATTATGATGGGTATGGCTGCATATGGCGACTGGCAAAAATATTATCAAAAAGTTTCATCTTATTTTCCTTCAATAGATTATCAAAAATATAACTTTCATAAAGGTATTATTGACTGGGAACAAGAAATAACAGAACAAGATAAATTTGATATTGCAGCAGCAGTACAAAAAGTATATGAATTAAGACTATTTGATTTTATGACTCATGCTAAAAAAATTACAGGTAAACATGAATTAGTATTTATGGGTGGATGTGCGTTAAATTGTTCTGCTAATACAATGTTGTGGGATATTTTTGATGATGTTTGGATTATGCCTAATCCAGGAGATGCTGGATCATCTCTTGGTGCTGCAGCAGCCCTTTATGGAAAACATTTAGATTGGCAAACTCCGTATCTTGGCTATGATTTAGGTGGAAAATACCCTGTAGAAGAAATTATAAAAGAATTACTAAACAATAAAATTGCAGCGGTAGCCGTAGGAAGAGCCGAATACGGTCCAAGAGCATTAGGAAATAGAAGTATTCTTGCAGATCCAAGAGATCCCAACATTAAAGATAAAGTTAATCAAATTAAAAAAAGAGAATTATTTAGGCCATTTGCTCCAGTAATTATGGAGGAGTGTGCAGATAAATGGTTTGATATGGACTTTGATTCTCCGTATATGCAGTATGCAGTGAAGTGTTTAAGGCCAGACTTAGTTCCCGCCATTGTCCACAAAGATGGCACATCTAGAGTACAAACAGTAAATAAAGATCAACATATAGGTCTCTGGAGAGTTTTAAATAAATTTTATCAGGCGACAGGAGTCCCAATGCTACTAAATACAAGTTTAAACATAAAGGGACAGCCTTTATTAAATGATTCAAATGATATACTTTTATGGGAGCAAACTTATAATACAAAAATTATTAAAGGAAATAATAATGAATAATATACCAGATAAAATATATTTAAATAACATGCTTTCAATAGGTAAAGGTATTGAAAATATAAAAATTATTGAAAATATAATTACAGAGGAAGAGTCTGCATTGCTTTATCAAGAGTGTAAAAATGAATTATTTAGTTATAAGGATAAAAATACTGGAAAGCAGTGGAAAAATAAAATATCTTCTGAAGACATGATTAGTTATAAATCTAACTTGATATTATTAAATACTTGCAATAAAATTTTGAAATTAGCAGAAAGTTTATACAATGTAAAACTTGAATTTTCATCTAGTTTACAATTGGTTAAATGGCAAGAAACAGATAATATGGAACAACACGTAGATGACTTTGCAGTTTTTCATAATAATATATCTTCTATATTATATATAAACGATGACTATTCTGGAGGAGAAATTGTTTTTAAACAATACAACTATTCTATAAAACCAAAAAGTGGAAGTTTAGTTTTATTTCCAGGAAATAAATATTATGCCCATAGCGTAAATAAAATAATTTCTGGAAATAGATATACTTCTCCGTTTTGGTTTAAATATACAGGATCTGATTTTCATGGAAGAGGTCGCCCATTAAATTTTAAATCAATTAATGATTGGATTGAAAAGGACTGGGAGCATGGAAATTGATTTTTATATATGGGAAAAAAGTTTAACTCAGTCATTTTTATATATTAATGAAAGATCTAATTTAAAAAGTGATTGGCTAGATTATAAAGAAATTTTAAAAACAGAATATAAAGATTCTGTAATAAAACCTATAAACAAATATTTTTATAAATTATCTACTCCTCCAAAATTAGTATCAATTATAAATAATGAAATTACTTTATGTCAAGAAAATTTTGCAGAAATTTTTCTATTAAAAAAATATAATATTGAAAATTTAACTGCGATGGAAAAAATTCATATGAGACAATTTTATTTGTCTAATCAAAAAACAGCAGATAATTCATTATGTTTTGATGAAAAATTTAGATGGGCAATGCAATGGTTTATAGATTACCCAGGAATAAAAGTTAATATACTTCCTGTAGAAAATTCTCCTTTTTGTTTTGAGAAATATTCTTATTATTTTCAAGCAAAAACAATAGATAGAATTGATCCAGAAATGTTATTTTTTAAATTTAAAAATCAGGGCGAACATATGGTAGACAAAGAATATGGACGGATTAAACGAAATAATCCAGCATATTTGATTAATTTTACAGGAGATGATATACTAGTTAAAAAGATAAAGGAGTTTTATGGCCAACATTAGATTTTATCCATTTAGCGAAGAAACAGTAGATATAACAAAGCCACCCACTCCAGCCTACAAAGAAGTTCCAGATTGGTATAAAAAACAACCAGGATATGCAGGGGATCAAAATCAGTTTCTTGCAAGGGGGCACTCTTCTTCTACAATTAAGAGATGTATGCCAATTTACGACGTTCTTTCTAGCGGATATTTTCTTTATTTCCCATGTGATATTTACATAGATGCAACCAATCCTGAAAAATTATTTTGGAGTTTGCCAGAAACAATAAAAGGAATGAAAAGAGATATGATTGCTTCTCATACCGAACAGCAAGTGTCTCACTACCCAAGAGAAGATGGTTTATATCATAAAGAAATTTTTAGAATTATGCCATTTTGGTCTGTGGGAACAGATAGTGGCTATAGTTGTTTATTTACCCAGCCATTTCATAGAGAACCAGCACCATTTAAATTATTTTCTGCAATAGTAGATACAGATAATTACATTTCTGACGGATATTTATCAATGTACATTAAAAAAGATTTTAAAGGTGTAATTGAAAAAGAAACTCCTTTTGTACAAATTATTCCATTTAAAAGAGATTCTTATGAGATGTCTTTGGTAGATTTAAAAACTTCTCAAAATGCTTTAAAAAAACAAAGATTTTTAGTTAGAAGCAAGTTTAGTAATTTTTATAGAAATCATATGAGGCAGTCTAAAGAATATAGATGAATAAAAAACAAAAAATAACTTTTATACCTTCTTTAGAAAATTTTAAAGATTCTTATGTTGCTCCAGTTCCTGCGATATCTTTGGTTCCAGAATGGTATAAAAGCCTATCTCTTTATGGCAAGAGTAATGATGAAAAAGAATTACATCCTGTAAATCACATAGGTACAGACGGCACCCTAGTTGCAACTAAAAAATGTATTCCATTTTTTGATGCATTGACTTCTGGCTATTATTATTTGCTTGAAGATGATTTACATGTTAATTTGAATGAAAATGGATTTCCAACGTTGACTTGGAAAGGGAACATTATGTTATTGGATAAGAGGCCAACACTAGAAGTGCCAATTCCAACTAATTGCCATCAACTACACTTTGGATTCAGGATGAATTGGTTTTACAGAACTCCACCAGGATACTCGGTTTTAGTCACACATCCAATGAATAGATATGATCTACCATTTTTTACACTGTCTGGGATTGTAGATTCTGATATTTGGGGATTGCCAGTGTTTTTTTCATTTTTTTTACGTAGAGATTTTATAGGAATAATTCCTAAAGGAACGCCAATAATGCAATTTATTCCCTTTAAAAGAGATGACTGGGAGTTGGAAATTAATAAAAATAAAGAAATTATTGAAGAGGAAGAATTTAAAGCAGAAAAAAGAAGAACAATGGTTACTGGCTACTATAAAAAAGATGTTTGGCAACAAAAGGAATTTAAATGAAATGACAGAGCAACAAAATAATTCAATAGACAGTATAAACGTTGTTATGTATTCTTATAAAAGCAAAGATGCAATTAAAACATTAGAAAATTTAATGAAAACTTGGTCTAAAAAAATATTTATTTTTATTCATTGGCATGATCAAAATGGAGTTGATCGGTCAAAATTATTAATTGACCTAATCAATAGTTATGATTTATGCAACGGGGCATATATTCCAGTGCATTGGGACGACATAGATGGAGCGGTTTTATATAAAGATTTAAGACTTAAGGCAACATTTGGTGGAAGATATCATATGACAATTACACCAGGAGCAGTTCTAGAACAAGACTGGGATTTAAAATTAATTGACTTTGTTGTTGATAAAAATATAATTGTCTCTGGAAATAAAAAAACAGAGATATTTCATAAAAATTTATTTTTTATTGATAAAAAATATACAGAAATAGATAACTTTGCATTAACAAATTATATTGACAGAAATTTTATTTTTGGCAATGTTACGATGATGAAAAATAATTTATTTGGTCAGTATAATTTTCCAGGATGGTTAAAATATTATGGGGAGGAGGAAGTTTTGTCTTTGCAATATTTTAAAGATAGCATAAAGGTATATGCAGCCCCCGAAAATATAATAAAAATAAATAGATATTCTACCCTTGATGATTTTAATTATTATGTTCCATTTTCAAAATATCATAATTACAATGAAGCAATTAGTTTATTTAAAAATAATGAAAACAGTATAATAGGTAAAATAGACCCAGAAATAGTAAATAATTTTAATAAATTTCATAATTTTTCATTTAATGGATTGCATTATTTACCATTTTCTACTAATGATGTTTCTTATAGCATCACTGACTCTAGATATGATAAAATGGATGGCAGAAGATTTATTAAACAAATACAAAAGGTGGATTAGTATGCACAGAATAACAGTAGTAGATAATTTTATTGAAGAAAAGGATGCATTAATTTTAATTAATGAAATTAATAGTCCTTCTGAAATTAATCCGTATCCTAATTATTATAGCCAAAGATACGGGGGAACGGCATTTCCATACAATCAAAATGTAATAAAAACTTTAGTTAAGTACGGTCATAAATCAAACAACATGCACAGGGCATTAAGTGGATTTTTAAACAACATATACGTATTCAAGGCATTTGGATCACATTGGACATCTGGCACAAAAGGTGATTTACATATAGATGCACAAGGTCCTGAGCCATTTATTGAATGGAGTACTATTATGTATTTAAATGATCCTTCGGAATATGAAGGAGGAGAAATTTATTTTCCAAATCAGGGCTTTACGTACAAGCCAAAAAAATATTCAGCAGTATTTTTCCCTAGTGCAGGAACAGAATATATTCATGGTATAACAGAAATTACAGAGGGCCATAGATATACTGCATTGTATATGCATACATCTTTATCGCAGCACCAAGATCCAGATTTTAAATTATAAGCACATTGGCTCATAACTCAGTTGGTAGAGTGCCGAACTGTTAATTCGGATGTCCCAGGATCGAAACCTGGTGAGCCAGCCAAATCAATAATAATATTTTTCTTGAATAAACATTCTTTGTTTTTCTATTTGCTCAATTAAGTCTGATGAAATTAAACTTTTATTATTTTTTTCAAAAAAACGAAAAATTAAAACATCATAAAATTCTTTATCTTTAAATATTTTAGAAGGTCTCCAATGAATATTATTGGTTACATTAAAAAATAAACATTCGTTATTTTTAAGATCATAATGTTTATTATTTACAAATATACTCCAATTATTTTTATTGTTAATTGGGACGGTAAAACATAGCCAGTATCCATTATCTATATGATCTGAATGCGGACGAACATTTGGATTTAAAACTCCAGTCTCTGCTGTATATCTTTGCCAAACTAAATTTGAGCCAAAATCAATATCAATTTTTAATATTTTTTTTATTTTTGCAGATATAGAATCAAATAGTTCTGGATATTCATTATTTTTTATCCAATAATTAAAACAACCAAGCCAATCATTTTTTTCAAATCCATAATATTTTTCTTTATTATTAATAAGATTTTTGTTTATTTTATTTTTTATTATTAATGAAATTTTTTTAATTTCTTCGTCAGTAAAAAAATCATTGACTATTTCTGGTTTAAATGATACAATATTAAAATTAGACATTAAATAATTATATCAGTCTTGGTCCCCATCGTCTAGTGGCCTAGGACATCGCCCTTTCACGGCGGTAACACGGGTTCAAATCCCGTTGGGGACGCTTCAATAGTTTGGATTTTCTAATTTACTGGGATTTGAAAATAAGTTTTTTAATATGTTATTTTTTAATGATATAAAAGACTTATCTTCAGTAGATATAAAGTCTATATTTTGATTATTTAAAATATTTTTTTCTGTACCATAAATTTTAACATCTAATATTTGTTTTCCACCTACTTTAGCAAAATTACCATAAGCGGATCTTGGAAAATATGCTAGTTCCATTGAATCTTTTAATTGTTTTTTATTCATTGTCATAGGAACGTGTATATCATAGTCTATTGGATTATATATATTGTTTTTTATTAATTGCTGATATGTTAATTCTAACAACTTAATATATTTTGATGGCATTCTTAGTTCTTTGTATCTTGTAATTTTTTCTTTAAGCGATCCCCCGTGTAATATAGGAACAGTGTCTATTTTTTTTAAAGCAAAAAAATCATCATTCATTAAGATAAAATTATCAGATATCTCTAAATTATTTGCAACAGTCTTAATACAATTCCTTATATTATCAAATTTTCCGCCAATATCTTTAACACGTATTAAATTTCCTATATACCAAATAGGCCTACTTCCTATTAACCAAACTTTTCCTTCTGGCATATTTTTTTCTATTGATCTTAGAGAATATCTTAATTCTTCGTTATCGCCACTGCGACAAATGTATACATAGTCCATATAAAAATTATAGCATGCGGTATAATAAAGAATATGGCTAAAATATTAATTGTAAGTGCTAACCTACCAGAATGGTCAAAAAATAGTGGCGGAAAAGAAAGAACGCTGACATTAGTTGAAGCATTAGATAAACATGAGGTAACATTTTTATCTTTTAACTGGAACAATGAATTTATAGATAATAAAATAGACAACAACTTAAGACATTTACAACCACGTATTGGAAACAGTATGTATAAAAGAAGAAAAAATCTAATCAATAATTTTGTGTCACAAAATCATGATGCTGTATTTGAAATACTAAAAGATGAATTAAATCATTTTACATTAACGGTTAAAGATTTAGCCAAAGATTCTGATTTATTAATAGTGGACCACTATTCTGTTTCTCCTTTGATTGAAGGAATAAAAGGTATTCCAATCATATATAATTCACATAATGCAGAAATAGAATTAGGAAAACAGGTTCATCCAGATAATAAAGATTTATTAAAAATAGTTGACACAATGGAAAGAAGAATTTTAAATCAAGCCAAAGAAATAACATATTGTTCGGAATTAGATTTTATAAAATTACAAAAATATTATGAAAAAAATATTCTTGGAACCTATATCCCTAATGGAACAGAAATACAAAATAAAATAAATTATAAAGATAGGCTAAGATCAAGAGATATTATTTTTGTTGGGACAGGGCATCCACCAAATAAAATTGCAGCAAAATTTTTACTTAATTTGGCAAAAGATTTACCTGAATTTAATTTTATAATTATTGGTGGTTGCGGTAACTCACTTACAAAAAATTCTATACCAGATAATGTTCAGGTTGTTGGGCATGTGGATGATAAAACATTAGACAAGTATTTTAAAACATCTTTTGCTTTTATTAACCCAATGAGTCAGGGATCTGGAACTCATTTGAAAATGATGAAAGCGCTAGGTTATGGCATTCCAATTATAAGTTCAGATGTTGGTGCAAGGGGTTTTGAAGACAAAGAAAAAGAGAATGCAATGCTAATTGCAAATACACAGGACACAATTATAAATGCACTAAAGGTTTTAAAAAATGAATTAATATATAAAGAAAAATGTGAACAAGCATATGAGTATTCAAAAAAATATGATTGGGAAAAAATAAAACAACAATATTCTTCTTTTATAGATGAATGTTTAAATAAATATGCCAAGCCTAAAGAAAAAACAAAAAACATTAAAAAAGAAAAAATATTAATATCTTCTATTGTACGAAATGATGAGAATTTTTATATTAATTATTATAATAGGCTAAAGTCTATAGTGGATTCTTTTCCAGAATATGAATTTTATTTATCAATTTACGAAAATGACTCTACCGATAGCACAAAAAATTTAATATTAAAACAAGATTACTCTATGTTTAGCGGAGTCTCTATAGTATCTGAGACCTTAAATACAAAATTTTACGGATCCAGCAAAGATGAGGATCGAGTAAAAAATCTTTCAATTGCAAGAAATAAGGCCCTTGTTGGTGGAAATTTTTTAGACCTTGTTGACTATATTCTTGTAATAGATATAGATGTTGAATTTAAAATGCCTGCTGTTGAAAAGATATTAAACTTTAAATTTATAAAGCCTGAATTTGATGTAGTTGCTGCTGCAACTTTACGCAAGAACGTTTTATACGATCAGTGGGCAACAAGAGAAGGTGCAGAGTATGACCCAAAAATTCAAGAAAGGTTTAACGAATACAGAAAATCTACTTATAAAAAATATTACTCAGTTTCTAGTGGATTTTGTTTTTATAATGCCAAGCCATTTAAGCAGGGTATTCGATGGGATTACATTAACCAAGTAACAAATAAACCAGACTGCGAAATGGTAGTGGTATGTCAACAACTCAGTAAAATAGGCTATAATAATATATATATGATGCACGAAGCAGAAATGTATCATAATCACAAGTAAGGAGAGTTATGCGTATTAAAATTATTAAATTTGTAGTTAAAGCACTAGGATATGAGTGGTCTGGAGATAATTTAAAATTACCAGTCTGGTATGTAAAAGAAAAGAAAAAAGAAGTTAAATAATGTACGAATATCGAATTAAAAAGGTTACCAATGTGGTTGATGGAGACACGATAGACGTTGATATTGATTTAGGATTTAGTGTTTCATTTTCACAAAGATTAAGACTTGCTGGCATTGACACCCCAGAATCTAGGACAAAAGATAAAATGGAAAAGGTATTGGGTCTAGAGTCAAAAGAATATTTAAAATCAAAATTAAAAGATGCTAAAGATGTTATTGTAAAAACTGAAAAGCCAGACAGTTCAGAAAAATATGGAAGAATTCTTGGTTGGGTTTTCGTTAATGGATCAAACAAATCGATTAATCATCAAATGATAGAAGATGGATATGCTTGGGACTATATGGGCGAAACAAAAATTAAAGATTTTGCAGCCCTTGCTGAAATCAGAAAAAAATCTAATAAATAAAAATTAATAAAATAAATCTTTATCGTAAATCATTTCATAAAACTCTGAAAAAAATTTACATCTTGAAAGAACTATATCTGACTGATCTTTGCTTAATGGCATGTCGTTAATATATTCTAAGTGACAAAAAATCATATCTTGCCGATTTCCATTTTTTAATTGTTTTTTTCTTCTCCAATGTGGCTGTTGTGTTCCACAAAAAACTAAGGCCTGATTGTTTTGTAAAAAATATTCTACATCTTCAACTACAACCCCCCACTCTTCATCTGCATAAAGTTGAATATCAAATGTAATTCTTTGCTTGTCTTGGTTATCTTTAAAAAAAGTATCTACGTGTGGATATAAATTTGTAGCGTAGCCATACTCTGAACTATACCTGGCAAAATTTTGATCTTTGGACAATACAACATAATCCCCAATTTTTTCTTTAATTATGTCGCTTAATCTTTCTTTAATCTTAGGTCCAAAGTCTACGTGCCAAGCCTTCATTCCAGCCCATTTTTGTAAAGAGGTTTTATCTTCGTTTGTTGTGCTTATAATATTATATATATTTTTTATATCTTCTTCAGAAAAAATATTGTCAACAATAAATGGCTGAAAGTCTTGATTGGACACAAGTGGTTGTGATCTTTTAAACTCCATGTATTTTTCATATGCAGGCCCTTTTTGTGGAGATCTCATAAATTTTATTATATCATGTTTTGTGTTTTTAATGTATTACTATACATATTTGATCAGACATGTCTCTTTTTGTAGAGTTAAAATAATCAAACAACTCTTTCATTGTTCCATGAATGACTAATTCTTTATTGGTGGTTAAGTTATAGCAAAGAGATGCGTTTTTATTTTCTCCCCAGATTGAGCACGCGTTCTCTAAAAATTCTGGAATCTCATTATTAAATTCATTTTGATTTTTTGCATTTCTAAGCATTATAATCATAGGGTATTCATGATTTTTTTTATTTTGCAAAAAGGTAATTTTTTCAGTCTTATCAAATGGTAAAAATGATTCTAATATAAAATTATGCATTACGCCAGTAACGGCAGCAGCAGCAATAATAACAGAAGGGCCTGGAGTAGAAGACACATTAATTTTATTCTTAATACACTCTTTTACCATAAAAGATCCTGGGTCTGCTATCCCAGGCATTCCCTCGTCAGAAATAACATAAAGATCTTCCCCAGATTTTAATAATGAAATAATTTTTTCTATATTTTCTACCTCATACTGTTTTCCTGGCTTAGTGCCATCAGACTCATATCTTATTGATATTATATTTTTATTAAAATGTTCTATGTCAAAAATATTACAAATATTTATAAAAGTCTCTGAATTTTCTACGACTACATTTTTTGCAGATTGTATATATTTTTTTGATCTGGGAGGCATATCTTCCCAGTTGCCCACGGGCAATCCAACTAAAAATAATGTTCCATAATTCATATTTTTATTATACAGCATATGATATAATTAATAGGTGCCTGCTCAAATGGGGGGCACATTAACTTATTCGCTTGAAGGAGGAATAAAATGGTAAGTACATTCGCTATGGATCTTTTTAAGGATCCATTTTTTATTGGTTTTAACAAAGAGTTGAGTCGCCTAAATAGTGCATATAGAACAAACTCGCAGTCATATCCACCTTACAATATAGTCAAATTAGATGAAGATTCTTATCTAGTTTCTATTGCTGTGGCTGGATTTTCTAAAGACGATATAGAAGTCACTTTAGATGACAGAACTTTATTTATTAAGGGTGAATTAAAGGATCAGACTGATGGAAGAAAGAAATATCCAGAGGTAGTTCATAATGGAATTGCAACTCGTCAATTTTCAAGATCCTTTGCTCTTGGAGAGTACATGGAAATTACTAATGCTGATCTAAAAGACGGTATGTTAAAAATACAAATTGATCGTATTGTTCCAGAAGAAAAGAAACCTAAAATAATTAAAATAAAATAATATAATATATATCTGCATCTCGTCACTGGGAAGTCGCAGATAAGTCGGGGGAGACAGCGACTATTAAATAACTGGCGTACACCTGAGCATGTGGATAAAAGGCTCTTTTCCTGATATAATAAGTTTAGAATGGAGAACAAAAATGAAATATGAAATTATGGCTCCTGGTATGGTTTATTATCGAAATGCAATTATAGATCCAGAAAAAACTATTTCAACTATTGAATATATTCAAGACAAACTTATGTCTGGAATAAATTCTGTTGCTGATAAATGGCAAGAATGGAATGGTGCAAATCCAAATACAGAAAAATTTTGTTTAAAACATTGGATTACTGACCCAGATAAGGTTTCATCAGATGATCCTCTTTACTCAGAAATATTTTTGATTTATAATAATATTTTTAATGGAATTAATAATGCCTTTAAACATTACTCTAATGAAATATATCCAGCAGCATCAAAAAACATAAAATCAACAGAGGGCATGTTAAGTATTTTAAAATATTCTAAAACTGGTTATTTGCCACCGCATCAAGATCAAGGGGTAAGTAGTAGAGTTTTATCAACTGTAGGATATTTAAATGATAATTATGATGGTGGAGAAATTAATTTTCCTTATGTTGGAGTTACAATTAAGCCAGAGGCGGGTAGTGTAATATTTTTTCCTTCTAATTTTATTTATGTTCATGAGGTAAGACCAATGATTTCTGGCATAAGATACGCAGTTCCTCAATGGTATCACAGTCTATTGGAACCAAGAAGTTCAACTGGAGAAGAATAGTGCCTAAGTATGACTTTAGGTGCCTAATTTGTTTTGCAGAAATTGAATTTGAAAAATCAATAAATGATGATAAAACCCCCATTTGTTGTAATAAAACTATGCAAAAAATATGGACCGCTCCTGGAGCAATTTTTAATGGAAGTGGTTTTTATTCAACAGACAATAGAAAAAAATGACAGTAATATCAAAAAAACAAAAATGTCAGGCATTTGATCCAATTATGATATTGCCAGAAAAAACAAAAGGCATTATTGATAATCATATGGAAGCAAATACTTCCTGTGTGGCGCCAGCATTCATATTCTTAGAAGGCAGTAGGGGAAAACGATATTTATGTGACTATCACTATCAATATGAAAAAGATATAACAGTTTGCAGGACTCCAAATTTATGGCCAGAAATTGAAAAATTTATTATTGATGAAAGAGAAGAAATTAAAAAAACTTTTGCCAAAGATATTACAAGCATAGAAACTGTAAATAAAATATGCGAGTGTGGAAAACAGGCATATATTAAATTAATTAATAAAGAGTCAGTTCTATCAGTGTTTTTTTGCAATTTTCACTTTCGTAAAATTTACTATAGAAATTATAGTAATAATATAATATTTGAAAATTTTTGGAATATTATTGACGAAAGGTATAAAATGACACAATCAATAGTTGAAGAGGCAAATAATATTAATCGAGTTTAAACTTGACTAATTGCAAAAAGCCTTGTATAATTAAGATATGATTACTAAAGAAAAGCCTCAAGTTTTGACTTCACTTGATCGTTGCGATCAGTGTTCAGCAAGAGCATATGTTTTAGTAAAAGGAACAACTGGAGAACTTATGTTTTGTTCTCATCACTATAATAAAATTATAGACAATGCTGTCGGATATGACAAGATAATGAAATTTATGACAAATATTATTGACAGCCGTAATGAGTTAAATCAATCTAAGGAGTAACATGGAAAGCACAAAAAGAAGTTTAATTAAGACGTTAAGTTGGGAAACCTTTCATTTAATTGGTGTGGCTGGTGTTTTATCAGTAGGAGTATATATAGCCACTGGAAAATGGGAGTATGAGTATGCTGCCCTTGGAGCGCTTGCTTATATTGTATGGGAAGCCATTGGGTACTTTCTTCATGAAAGAGTTTGGGCCAAGTGGGGAAAAAAAATTAAATAATCTATAGAAAGAAGGCTATACAATGGAAGACAATGAAATTATTGATAAAATGATTCAAAATTTAATTGCTGCTGGGGCAATTGAAATTGAAGGGGTAGATTCTGAAACTGGAGAGTTTTTATATAAAATAACTAGCAAAATGCAGCAGGTAAATAAAGAATTATACGATGCTCATTTAAACACTATCCATTCAGATACCATGTATTTTTGGGAAAAAGGGTTTGTAGACATAGACGATATAACAAGCAACAATCCAATAATATATTTAAATAAAAAGGTTTTTGATAAGCAAGCATTAGACGAGTTACCTTCTGATAAAATACCAGTTTTAAATAACCTTATAAAGGCATTAGAGCGCCGAAATTAGTGTTATAATGTTACTATGCCATATCATGTAGGTGCTAAAGGTTCGTATGGGTGTTCGGGGTATCCCGCTGTAAAAGACACAGGTGAGGTTATGGGGTGCCATAAAACTCGTGCTAAGGCTTCTGCTCAAATTTATGCTATTAACGTGTCTGAAGGCAATATAGGAAAGGCTATGCCAGATTTAAAAGAAGGCGACTGGGCTCTTACTTCACATGGAGAAGAAAATGAATTTCATATTGGTCAAGTTGTACATGTGATGAGAGAAGGAATGCTTGGAGTTCCTGGTGGCGAATATACATTAGAAGCAAGTACAGAAAATCCAGCGGTATTGATTCAATTATATGAGCAAGATGAAGAAGGATATTGGGAAGCAACAAGAGAATATTCTGCATGTATGATGTCTTTAATGATTCAAATTGAACCATTGCCACAAGAGACAAAATTAGAAGATATAGATAAAGTTGATGGTTGCTGTCCAGAAGAAAACATTGAAAAGAAAGCACCATGTTGGGATGGATACGTTCAACGTGGAATGAAGCCTGGCAAGAACGGGAAAATGGTTCCTAATTGTGTCCCAGCACAAAAAGCAGACGATCTTTGGGAAGATGACGACACAGTTGTTTATGAAACAGATGATATGTCTAAAGCAGAAGGATATTCTCCGCCAGCAGGTGCAAGAGCAGCAGCACGTAAAGCAATTAGATTTAAAGAACAAGGAAAAGCAAAAGGTGCTGGAACTGCTGTAGGATGGACTCGTGCAGGACAACTTGCTCGTGGAGAAACATTAAGTTTATCAACAGTTAAAAGAATGTATTCTTATTTTTCACGTCATGAAGTTGACAAAAAAGGAAAAGATTGGGCAAACCAATCAAATCCATCAAATGGATATATTATGTGGTTGGCTTGGGGTGGAGATGCAGGATTTTCTTGGTCTCGTAGAATTGTAAATGCTGAAAAAGATAAAGCATTATTTGCAGATTTTGGTAAAAAATATAACAAATCACAACGCATAGATAACTTATTTAGATAGGTTTAAATGCAAAACATATATAAATATGCCGCTTTGGCCTTGACAATCTGGCTTTGTTTGTCTATAATATATATATTGGTAAAAACTAAAGCATTGCTTAATGAACAGAAAAAGTATATTCCTAAATTTAAAGGAAGACAAAGTACTATTCATGAAATAATTCAAAACTTTTTACCAACAAATGCAGATTTTATTAAGGTTTTAATTGCTAAAAAAAGAGGAGATCACCCTTCTCAGCAATCAAGACAAAAATATAATCCTGATAGAATAAAAGTAGTAGTTGTTGGAGATAGAGCGTATTGGATACAAAACAATACATTTTATCAAACAGTTGTAACTGAAGATGGAGAGATTGATCAAAGTCTTGCAATTCCAATAGATACAACTAATATGAAGCAAGAGGATATGGATAGGCTTATGCTTATTCTAGATGATTTAAGGAGGGATGAAGAAAATGATGGTAGTGGTTCAGGGAACTAACGAGTTCAATGACTATGCTATTTTTTTACGTGCAATGGGCGTAATGCTTTCTTCTATGGATCCAGAAGACAAAGAATTTACAATTTATTCTGTTGGATCTAAAGAAAGTAATATCCATCATTTTGCAATGGAATTTTGCAATCTTTCAGAAAAAGGTATGAAGGGTAGAGGGAAAAAAATTAAAACCTACAAGGCTGTTGATGATTGGATAAAAGAATATATCCTTGAAATGAACTACTTTGCATTTTTTAGTAAACCAAAACAACCGATATCTGCGTTAGCAAAAATTGCTAAAAATCAAAATATTGAATTAGGAATTTTTCAATACTAAGGAGAAAAATGTTAATAACTAAAATAGAACAAGCAGAAAAAATTGTTAAATCTTTTAAAGATCTTAGATGGGATGGATGGAATATAGTCTCTAGACATGAAACTCCAAACGGATTTAATAGTAAGTATGGATCTTTTATTAATAATAAATGGGGTATCGATAAACTATATCCGTTAACAGAAAAGGGTTGGTATCTTCCAAATAATTACGGAGAAAAAAAATGATAAATTATGAGCCATACAAAAATTATTTTAATAAACTTGGCAAAGATAAAAGCAATATTCATTATATAGAAAATTTTATTGATAATCAAGATGTTATAACTATCGTTGACTATTTAGATACTTACAGAGATAATGATGAGTTTATGGGGGGAAAAGATTTAAGGGAAGATACTGTTAGGGCAGAAAATTCACAAGTAGGACTATTGCTCGATAAATACGAAAATAAAATTTATAACGAAGCCTATAAACTTTTTACTGAAAAATATAAAATTCCTATTATTCGTAAGGCCGTAAATTCTACTCATTTTGTTAAATGGATTACTGGAATGAATTCCAAACTGCATTGTGATTGTGAAAAGCCAGATGGAAGTCCAGCAATTGCTGCAGATTTTTATAAGTATAATGTTTCTGTTTTGATGTATCCAAATGATAATTATATCGGGGGAGAAATTACTTTCCCTGACTATGGTTTAGTAATTAAGCCAAAGGCTGGTAGCATGATTATGTTCCCTGGCAATGGAGCATATAAACATACCGTAGAAAGAGTTAAAGATGGAACTAGGTACACAATGCCATCTTGGTATACGTTTAATGTTGAAGATAACTATACAAATAAAGAGCAAAAATCTTGGACATATATGGATTCTACACAACTTTGGGAAGGTTTACCAGATTACGAAAAAATTGATCCAGTTGGAATTGATGTGAAAGGCAAGGTTTTTGATGACAAAAAACCATAAATGGAAAGATAGTGGTCTTTGTGTAAATTATGACACTTCTTTCTTTTTTGAAAAGTACGAAGAAGGCAGCGTAGAATTTAAAAACAACATGGATCAATTTTGTTTAAATTGTCCAGTATTAAAAACATGCTTTGCAGTTGGGGTTTCTGGCAAAGAGTATGGACTTTGGGGCGGAATATACCTAGAAGAAGGAGAACCTTCTAGAGAATTTAACAGTCATAAAACTAAAGAATCTTGGTCTGCCCATTGGCAAGCACTAACATTAGAAAGTAAATAATGTATACAAATGAAATGCGTAAAGCCTTTAGATCTATTAGGGCACCACAAAATTTTACTGTAGATATTGTGGACAATGATCACTTTTTAGTAGTTCGTGCTGATGAAAAAGCCTTTACAAAATTAGCCCATGATGATAAAATAGAGGCAGTAAGATATATGATAACAGTTAAAAAAGCACTAGAAGAAAATGGTGCTATTGTTTTATTAACTAGAAAGGCTATACAATAATGCAAACATTTTTACCATCAACCAACTATGCTTGGGCTGCTAAAATGCTAGATTCTAAAAGGCTTAACAAACAAATATTAGAAGGTTATCAAATATTAAATGTGCTATCTGGACAATCACCAACTGGTGGCTGGCGCAATCATCCAGCAGTGTTGATGTGGAAAAGTCATGAAGGTGCATTGTTAAGATATTTAAATTACATGATTTCAGAGGCAAAAAGTCGTGGGATTAGAACAGATAAAAATGAATCCAATATCAAAAGTTTATTCGACAAGGTAGGAGACTCCTGGGATTATTCTGAGCCACAATGGTTTTATAATGACTTAGACTCAATGCGTATAATAACTACTCATAGGGCTAATCTTTTTAAGAAAGATCCAATGTATTATGCTAAGTTTCAATACGCCACTATAAGTCCATACAACACCCCCTGCTGCTCAACATGTCAGTATTATTGGGTAACACATAAGGATAGAAATGGTTGATTTAAGAGGTACGCCAACACATGTCTGTATTTGTGGATCAAAGGTTTGGAATATAAAAGCAATGTTTGAAAATGGTGCAATTGCTTTGTATTTTTTAGATATGAAATGTGCAGAATGTGGGGCACTCGCAACCGCTCCAACACAGGTGGATGGCGGAGAGGTCTAATGACAAAAAATGAAGATTTTTTTAAAAAAGTAAACAATAGTGCACAAAAAACTAATGTTAATAAAAAAACAATTATAGAGTATAGATTTAATAAATATGATTATGCCCTAGATGTTTTTGATAAAAATATTTTTAAACCCGAAGATTTTAAATATTTGCCAGAAGAATATAAAAAAGAATTTAATAATTATGGATATAGAAGCGATAACTTTTTAAAAGAACATAAAGGAACCCATGTTTTATTTGCTGGATGCTCGCAAACATTTGGATTTGGATTAGATCAAGAAGAAATGTGGTCTAAAATATTATATAATAAAATTAATAAAAATAAAGAATGTAGTGGATATTTTAATTTATCTGCCTCTGGGTCTGGAATACAATTTATAATTTCAAATATTTTTAAATATTTTAAAAATTTTGGAAATCCAGATTATATATTTTTAAATTTGCCAGATGGTTTTAGATTTATTGCACATTTACCAGAAACAAATAACTATAGTAAAATAACTTTTAAAACAAAAAATTCTGAAATACAAAAGTTTCTATCTTTGATAAATTACCACTATTATTTAATGCTGGAAGAATATTGTAAATCAAATAGCATAAAATTATATGCAGTAAGTTGGGATACAAAAGATCCAAAACACTATAATACTAATGATTTTTTTTCTATATTTGAAACCTTTATTTCAATCAACTATAAAAAAATGCATGAAGACATTATTAATGACGAAAATAAATATAAATCAAAATATTATTATTATGCTAGAGATGGTGTGCATGATGGGGCTGGCTATAATATTTGGCTAGCAAATTTTTTGTATGATAAATATTTAAAAAATAATGCTTAAAAAATTTAACCATGATATAATATTTAATAAAAAGGGATATGATAAATGCCATTAATACCAGTAATGCCACTCAATGGAGAAGATACGGCCAAAGATGGACAAATAGATTGCTCATATCCAATTTCGCAGGATCAATTGCTTAATGCAAAAATATTTCCTTCAAGAGAAGATTACATCATTACTTTACCTAAGAATATTAGATATTTAGAGGCTGGAGTTGCATGGGGATATTATTCATTAATGATAGCAGATAGATTGTCTCCAACCTCTATTACTCTTGTTGATTGGTACAATCAAGATTTAAAGTGTTGGTCGTGGAGAAAATTTGGAGAGTGTAAGTGTACTCCAAAACATGAAATGAAATATGATGCAACAAGCCATATGGAATATATTACAAAAGAGTTTTCTAAATTTAATAATGTTGAGTTAATCAAAGGGAATGCAGAAGAAATATTGCCAAAGTTAAATAAAGAATTTGACTATATTTATATTGATATCACAAATGAAAGAAAAGCAGTAAGGCAAACTTTAAATTATGCCACTAAACTTGTACCAATTAATGGAATTATTGGCCTTAATGATTATTTAATTTATGATGGAATTATTGAAGATCAGCCCTATGCTACATATCAAGTGGTTAATGAATTTTTACATAATAATAAAAATTGGTCGGTAGATGCAATAGCCTTACATGTGCTTGGTTTTTATGATATTTATATTAAAAGGATTTTTTAAATGGAATTAAAAAATAATTTAAATGAAAATTTATTTTATAATCATATAAATCATCCTGTATTTAATGATTTACTAAAAAACGAATTTGATCTTGCTTGGCATTATGGCAGAGAAAAACAAACAACTTACTCTATTGTTCCTGGAGAACACAAGCCAAATGATGATGGAACCGTAAGGTATATTTATAATTCAGAATACTTTAGGTCAGAAGAATTTACTAAAAATCACAATGGACTTCATGTTCTTTTTTCTGGATGTTCAGAAAGCGAAGGGATTGGTGGAAACATAGAAGATAGTTGGAATCATATGTTATATAATAAATTACTACAAAAAAATAAATGTTCTGGATTTTTTAATCTTTCTCGTGCTGGGTGGGGATGGAATAGAATTATATTAAATTGTTTAACTTATTTTAATAAATATGGTTGTCCAGACATTTTATTTATTTTATTGCCCAATGCTCAAAGAAAATTTGAGTACTCTGAAATTAATTTTTTAGATGATAATGGAGAGCCTATTGGGCATTGGAAATATGTACAAAAATATTTATCTAGCAAGCCAATAGAAAATTTAGAAAGAGCACATTCTGGTATAAAAGAATACAATGAAGATTTTGTTAATTTTTTAATTGCTTGGAAAATGTTTAATAAAATTTGTAAAGATAATGATGTTAGATTATTTTTTTCTACCTGGGATCCCAATGATTATAAATATTTTAAACATATTAATTTATTTGATAATTTTTGTTTTATACGTGAAAACGAAGATGAATACATGAAAAAATATTATTTATTAAATAAACCTAAAAAAACAGACATTAATAAGAGAGATGGACATAACGGAGTTCTAGCACACTATTCTTGGGCAGAACATTTTTACAAAAACTATGAGGAGTCATTAAATGATAAAAATATTTAACAAAATTAAAATATTTTTTGTAATAAAAATTCAAAAAATTAAATTTAAAAAAAATCAAAAAAAACCAAAAAGGTTTATTTATTAATAAAATGATTTATGATCTTTCAAGAATAAAATTACCACACACAAACCCTGTTAAAATATCAGATATAGAAATTATTTTTAATAAAAATAATAAATCATATACCTTATATCAAAATAACAATAAATGGATGATTTTTTCTACATCAAAAGAATATGACAGCGTCAAAGAATTTTATCCTCAATATGATATGGCACATGGAAACGTTTTAATTACTGGACTTGGTTTTGGAATAGTTGCTTCTTGGCTATTACAAAAAGAAACAGTTAAAAGTGTTACAGTTATTGAATTATCTAAAGAAATAATAGGTATTTTTAAAAAAAATAATCCAGAAATTTATAATAAATTAATAATAATAAATGATGATGCAAGTAAATATATTACAGATAAAAAATATGATTGTTTATTTTTAGATCACTATGAAGATCAAGATTTTGAGTGGAGAATAAATGATATGAATCTTGTAATGAAAAATATTCCACATGATATTTTTTGGTCTTGGTCAATCGAGGAAATATATACACACAAAGAATATAAATTTTATAGAAAGCATATAAATTATGATAAAGAATATAAACAATTATTTTATAATAATTATGATTTTTCTAAAAAATGGTCAAATTTTATTAAAAATAATTTTAATAAACATTCTTCTTTTAATGTTTTAGAAGATAAATTAAACGAATATATATATTTATATTATCAACAAGAAAAATATTATATTGACAAACAAGGTAATGCCCCGTATAATATATAATATGATAAAAAAAATACTTATTTCAACATTACTATTTTTATTTTTTATTCAAACAAACTTAGCCAACGCAGTATGGAAGGGAACTCCAAATTTAGAAAATAAGCGAGTTGTACCCATATTTGATCATCCAACCTTTGAATGGTGTAGCAGTGCTTTTTTATATTCACCACGCATAGTTTTTACCGCAGCACATGTTTTATTTAACTTAGATGATAGGCAGGAAAAGCACATTACTCCAATCTCAAATGCATGGGTTGGATTTCCCAATTCAATAGTATCTCGCAATTCTAAAAGAATTAAATCGCAAAAAATACTTATCGCTCCTGAATATAAAAGTCGTGACTTTTGGCTGGGAGGAAACACAATTACAAGAGAAAATGATTTTGCAGTGGTAGTTTTGGAGTCACCACTACCTATTGATGATAAGAAAGTTGAATTACTCACTCCAGAGTTACATCAACAATATATTAATTCAGGAGAGCAGATTGATATGTCAGGATACGGGCGTCAAACACCTGAGGATATGAAAAATAATTCTCCATGCAAGGATTATTCCAGTTTTCAATCTGAGGTAATTGGTAGCGATTTTAGTACAGGTGGCCCTAAGTGGACAGCGACGTTAAACACCAGAGTTGGAATCGGCATGCCAAATCTTTGTGATAGTGATAGTGGTTCAGGGTATACAAAAATTTTTCCTGACAAATATATCTACCTAGGTGCAGCGGGTGCAGGATCCTGGGATCAGCATAATTGTGCATCATGGGAGCCTAATATCAATAGAGAGACTACTAATGGTGCTTACCCAGTTTATTTATATAAAGACCTAATTGCAGAAGCCGAAAAATATGTTGTAGATAACCCTTATATTGCAACCAAGACAACAAATACTGGATTTAACAACAAAACTACAATCACATGCGTAAAGGGTAAAACTATAAAAAAAATTAATAAGATAAATCCAGTATGCCCCACTGGTTTTAAAAAGAAATAAGATTATTATTCATGCAAATATTTGCAATGCTATAATAGTTATATCCCCTTAAGCAGGGGGACGAAAGACAATTGTCAAAAAAAAGGAGAAACATGTCAAACATTGACACAGTACAATTAAAGGCTATGCTAGCATCTTATGGTCGTTCAGTATTAGGTGCAGGACTTGCTCTATATATGTCTGGAGTTACAGATCCAAAAGATCTGTGGGCTGCACTAGTTGCTGCAATTGCGCCTGTTGCATTGAGAGCAATTAATCCAGGAGATCAGGCTTTTGGCATCTTGCCAACAGTTGATTCCGTAGATAAGGCTTTAAAGGCTGCTAAGGCGCCTGTAAAGAAAAAGGCTGCAACAAAGAAAAAGTAATAATAAATTAAAATGGGCCATGCAGAAATGTGTGGCCTTTTTTATTTAAAGTTTTTAGAGTTCCAAACAAATTTTTTATAATAATCATACAAAAATGAATCACGTTTAGAAATTTGCTTGTTGTATTCTTTAATCATTGCTTTATCTACTTTATTTTGCCAATTATCTCTTTTAAACGGTATAACTTGAAAGATAGGGGTACCTTTTTTAATTATGCCCTCCCAATCCTTTTTTAATAAAAATGGGTGACTGCCAGCATCGCCCCAGCCATCAGTATCTATTATGCCACCCAAAGTATAAAATGGTAAATCAATACGATTAATTGGATGACAAAATATAGCGCTATACCCCTTTGGAGTTCTTACGTTCCAGGATGGAAACCAGTTAAATTCAAGTGGATCATAACCTTCTAAATCATTCCAAGCACAAGATTCGTCTACCTGTTGTTCTGAATTTTGTTTTCTTGATAAAACTGCAGCGGGAACTCCAAATTTAGTTCTATCGGAAGATATATTTCTATCTCCAAAGGCAGAGTTAATTTGAACAGAGCCATCACTATTTCTATTAACCTGAATGTCACAATTTAACACAAACATATATCCTGCAGTAAATGCATCTAATACTGGCAAACAAGACTTAACTGTTTGATTCCTTATATTATTTTTTAAACTAAATTTTTTATCTTTATTGACATATTTTGGAATATTTTTATACCAATCTGGAATATATTTAGAGGCTGGAATGGGAGGATCCGTTAAGTCTGCACAATCTTCATTTACAGGATAAAATAAAATATCTTTATATTTTTTAATCATATAATTAAAATTATTCTTTATAGTTTTCAATTTTTAAAAAAATTGACATGGCATATCTACCATCTCCAATTGCTGGAAAGATTCCGTGTCTATTAAAAAAATTTCCAGGAAAAGACACAAACATTCCTTTTTCTGGCTTAATCATTAGATCATGTTCTGGAAAATATAACTCTCCTCCAGAATAATTATCATTTAAATAAATAAGGTTAGACAGCGTACCAGACCACATATACATTACATTTTGATAATCGCCAAAATTATCACAATGAATATCAGTAACAAAATTTTCATGTCTTTTTAAAATATAAAATCTTTCATTGTGTGGTATATTCATAGAAACATCTTCTATTAATTTAAATCCAAATAAATCTTGTGCTTTATTTTTCATTTTTTCTAGAGTCTTATTTGCTAAATAATTTGCTTTTTTTAATTCTTCATCTGATAAAAATTCTTTTTTCTCAAAAATAAATTTTAAAAAATCCACATCTTCATTTGATATAAAATTTTTTATTATTTTTATAGTGTCCTTGCTATTGCCAATTTGTTCAGTAATTGGATCAATTTTAACATTCATATCTTTTTTTATATTTTCATACATTGAAAAACTTGGAAAAAGTTTTGCTGGATCTCTTTCTTTTTTGTCTAAAATTTCAAAATAATGATTATTCATAGGTTAAACATCCCTTGCAATAAAAAATTAGTAGCAACCCCAACATGCCTATCATATTGTTTTCCATCTTTATAAGAAATAAAAGTAGGAACCCCTAAAATATTATACTCTTTTGCTTTATCTGGAAATAAATCAACATCAATTTGCTCATATTCAATTTTTGTAGAATTAATAAATTTATCTACTACTGGTTGACTTTTTTTACAAGGAGCACACCAATTTGCGGTAAAGTGTATTAGTTTATTCATGTCCCTTTTTACCTTTATACTCTCCGTATTTTCCTAAAACTTCTCGTACTCTTCCATCTGTACCAAGCCTAACAACCATTCCATTTTTTATTTGAATAGGATTAAACCCATCGTGTCTTTTATAACTTCCAGATGATTTTTTCATTATCTTAATAGTGCATAAACTGCTGAAATAGTGCTAAAGGCAACTATAAGCAACAATAACGCTGCAATACTTTTGTTTGCTTTTTTATTATTCATGCTTTCTCCTTTCTTAATATTATACTATATTAGTTCGTTTTTAAAATCAGCAAATCTTGTCCACAAAGAAATGGTAAATCTAGTAGCGTTCGTAGTCTCCGTTACCCCATGCAAAAAATGAAGGTTGCCAGGAAAGCATACAAATAGGCCAGGCTCTGGAACTATTTCAATTTTATGCTCTGGAAAATACAAAACTCCGCCCTCATAATCTTTATTTAAATAACAAATTATCGATAAGTGACCACTCCATAAAAATGGCCAATCTTTTTGTTGTTGCTCAAACAGGTTATCTTGATCATAAACTTCTTCTTGATAATAATCAATAATGTCTGTATGTGGATCTAAATGAGATCCCTCTGGATGAATAAATAAATCTAAGGGCCTATTTTTTTCTAATTTTAATCCATACAACTCTTCAGCCTTACTTCTTAGTTTTATTTCATATCCAGCAAATATTTTTTTAGTTTCTTCATCATGAACATCATCAACTGTAGCAGTAAAATGATGAGTTCTATTTTTTTCTATTCCAGAAATTAATTTGCCAAATTTTAAAAATTTATCAATGTCTTCTTGTGGTACAAAATTTTTAATAATTTTTATAGTATCCTTGTTAGTTCCTATAATTTTACTAATATTGTCCATTTGTTTTGGTGGAAGATTTATATTTATATAGTCTGATGTGTTCATAAAACCATTATACAGCATTAGCCGTGATATAATATTTTTATGCCAGATTTAATACCACAAGATCAAATAAAAAATGCAACTCTATTTAGCAGTAGGTATGATTTTATTAAAACCCTGCCAAAAGAAATATCATATTTAGAGGCTGGAGTTCTTGCTGGAGATTTTTCATTAAAAGTTATTGAAACTATTAATCCCAAAATATCTTATTTGGTAGAGCCCTTCTTTGAAATTGATTGGCATGCCCCAGAATATGGTGGCCCAAGATGGGGAAAAGCAGAAGACCATTACAGTTTTATTTTAAATAGATTTAAAAATATAAAAAATGTAAAAATTTATAAAGGAACTTTTGAGGATTTTTTTAAAGAAAATAAACAAGATAAAATAGATTTTATATATATGGATTACAATACAGATTATTTTTCTGTTGAGAAACAATTATTAATGGGAGCAGAAATATTATCCGATGATGGAGTTTTAGGTTTTAATGATTATAATATTTATTTTAATAATACCGTAACTGGAGAAAAAATGGGAGTTGTTCCAGCAATAAATGATTTTCTTCGTAATAATTCAAATTGGTATGTTTATGCTTTTGCATTAAATGATAACTTAACCTCTGATATATATTTAAAAAAATTACAATAATCCTTTTGTTTCGCTAATAATCCTATCTGCTATAAGTTCATAATCAATTTCTAAAATAGAACTATTAGGATCTATTATATGAACTTTTATTTTTCCTACCTCTTCAAATAAAATGTTGGTAATTTTTTCATGCAATTCTGAGCCCATAGTTACGACTCAGATTTTTTTTCAGCAGCCATACGCACAATAGATTCATTTATAATGGCATTATATATTTTACTCTGCGCTTTTTCAAATTTTTCTAATTGATTTTTTTTTGCTAATCTTTTTTTATTTTTTTGTGCTCTTTTTCTTTTATTCTTAGAAATTAAATTATTATTTTTTTTCATTTATGCTCCGCTTTATAATGTCTTGAAAGAGTAGCGCTAGCAAAAATTCCTTGTCTAACTTCAATTTCTTTGCTGCATTTATCACAAATAACAACCTTAGCGCTCATCTTTAATTTCAAACCCTTTTTTAGAGACCCAGAATCCATCTTGATCTACTCCGTGAGTCATAACAAGAAAGCATACAATGTATCCTACAAAAAAACTAAATAGCATAAATAACGCTGTCACTTTGTTCTCCTTTGTATCAGTATATCAAAATTTCAGCGGGAAGTCAAGATATAATATTCACATGGAAAGAACTTTATTATATTTAATATACTCTCCAGCCCTGAGAGCATTTAAGGTTGGTATTTCAAACCTATCTAATAGCAGATATGCTCAACATAGAGTAAAGGGTTGGATGATCATTAAATATTGGTATTTTTATAATAGAGATACAGCAAGGCGTGTTGAGCAAGAGGTTTTAAGGGTTCTTCGTAATCAATTTCCTGGGCAATATTTAAATAAAGAAGACATGCCACAGGATGGCTACACTGAGGCTTTTGATACTAGGAAAATATCATCTAAAAAAGTTATTAAAATTATTAACAACGTTATAAAAGAAACTAGCCAACTTGATTAACAGTTAGGATGATAGATGGTATTGCGGGATGAACATTCCCATTAATTGTAACTTCTGGATCATACTGTACAGAAGTATTTGTGCTAGAAGATGACCAGATAAGTTCGTAATAATCATCTGCTGCAGCATCTACAAAAAAGTTCCATGCAGCAACAAGATAGTGATTGTTAGAATTAAGATTAACTTTTGTATTTGTGTTGGTTACTGGACTACCATTTTTGCTTAGCCATATGTTGACATTTCCAGTGTTGTTGGTTTGATATAGTTGAGCAGAAAAGGCAATGTTATACTTGCCAGCACTTAAAATTTTAATCCGACTGTTATTTTGAAGCAACACGCCAGTTTGCCAATCAGTGTTATTGTAAGTAAATGCTTGAATAGTATCAGCGGATGTTTGTGGACCTTGATCTGCAGTGCTGTAATAAGATGCAGAAGCACCAAATCCTCCAGCAGTTCCTGGTTCTCCTTGAGGTCCCTGCGCTCCATCTGCGCCGTCTGCACCATCTGCTCCGTCAGCACCTTTTGCTGCAAGTAAATCCCAATATCCTTCTACTCCACCAGGTACATAGCCAGCAGATGTATAAACATTTCTATACCAAAGTTGTCCGTTGTATGTAACAACATCTCCAGTTGTATATATTAATCCGCCGTTATATTCGCCAAGATAGTTCCATAATGCATCTGCACCATCTGCTCCATTTGAGCCATCAGCACCTGCTGGGCCTGGATCTCCTTGTGGTCCTGGTAATCCAGAACCGTCACCAGTTGTAGGCTGTGTAAATCTTGCCATTACGAACCAGAGTCTAGGTTAGTAGTTATAACTGCTGCTTTTAATCCAGTTGTTGAACCTATTGCATATAATGCATCAGTACCTGGTAATTCAAAAGATACAGCGCTGTTTGGTGAAATGCGGTAGCCATAGTTAGTAGATACCACTGCATTGTTTGCACCAATATAAACGTATCCATCTGCGTTAACATTTTGAATTGTAATGTCTACCCCTGAGTGTCTGCCAAACGGGCTTAAAAGTTCGGCGGTAGAATTGCTTAAATTGACTAATTTGTGTTGGGCCATTAAATGATTATATCATTGTTATATTAAGTTTTAAAGTTCGGCGAAAAATAGAAAGAGTAAACTGATATATGCACCTAGCGGTGCACTAATAGTTAGATTCTTCTACTTTAGCCAATATTCTTTTAATCATATCTTCACGATATTCTGGGGTAAGAATAAAGCCAGTATCTGTCTCAGTCATAAGAACAGACATTCTAACTATTTCATTAATATTCAAGGTTTATCCAGAAGCACACAAAGTCTATGCTCAGGTTGTATCTGTCTACACTAAAGCCTAATCCAAATCTGCGGGGATTAAAACCAACAGAAAACCATACACGATTACTAACACGCCACTCTTTAGTCTTAGCCACATAACTCCTTAATATAAGGGACAGTTTTAAGACTTGTCCAGGTCCTATCCTGATCAGTTCATTTAGAGACGTTGTCAGGCTCTACATTTTCGTCTGGCTTTTATTCAAGCATTATTAGTATATCGAAGGTAAAAAGGTTTGTCAAGCCAAAGGCAATTTTGGGCGGTATAGCAGAAAATGCTATAATATCCCTAGTATGTGTCCCAACTGTAACAAACCTCTTATCCCCATAGTCTATGGTTTTTTAGGAAAGAAATACCTAGATGCCCACGAGAAAGGTTTGATATTTCTGGTTAGCAGGACATATCACCGAAAGTCTGATCCATTGTCATATTGCCCAGAATGCCATGAATCGTATGATGAGGATATTGCCTTACCCCCGCTTTTTTAGAGTCTGTAATAGCCTATAAAACCTCAATATAGGGGTTTTAGGTTAGTCCTTGTTAAGATAGAAAAATACAATTCTTACAAACTCTCCATCTTGGAAGGTTTGATCTGGCCTGAAGTGAATAGAGGTTCTTGGATCAAAAATAATAGCCTCATTGTCTTTCATAATAAAGGTTTGATCATCGATAGAAAATGGCCAATCTACATTTGAATCCAATTGATAGTCAAAGGTCAATCCTTTTTCAGGATAGTGTGGATCTTTATGTGGTGGAAGGTTTGGATTTATATGATTGTTATTGTAATCTGAAAATGTGACATGTTGAATATAGTACCCTTCATCAAAATGAGTTAAAACTGCTTTTTCGATATCTGGGTTTAAGGTTTCGTTGTTAGATTTTTCAAAAAGATGTAGGTCGTCTCTTCCACGTTCAGGATCATTATTTAGTAGAATTTTGTCATAATTTGATGATACCCACTCTTTTAGGTAGGAGGTTTGTTTATCAGAAAATACATTTGAAATGATTTGGTTTTTGTTAATTTTTAATATCTCCTTAATCTTAAACTGATTATAACATGCTTTAATATTAAAAATAAATGTTACTGATGTTGATTAGATCTGACTGATGAGTAAAGTGGAGGAAAGTGGTGGGTAATGGAGCATTTATAGGGGGCGTTCGTAATGTTTTTTTAAGGGGGGCGCTTCCAAACCTCTCTTCCCTATATCACTAAACCATCAAACCATCAAACCTTATATGCCTCATATCCAGATTATATCCCAGAAACAATGGTTTGTCAAGTCCAAAAAGCCTATAAAAAAATAAAGAAAAAGTTATAAAACCATAGGATTTCCAGGATAAAAATTCGAATATCGTAATAAAAATAATAAAAAGGTTTGAAAAGATTAAGGTTTTATATAGGGTAGTATTATGATTCAGATTGGCGGTTGTGGTTTGTAAATACCCGCTTTAATTTGCTCCAAGTCTTTCTTGGATGTGTCACTGGAGAGAAAGCAAAGGAAATTGCGTGCTCTATCTTCTGTTCAAGTTCCGCTTCACGTTCTGATTGGCGGTAACCTGAAGCAAATAATTTAGAAAAGTGGCGGGGACTCATATCATCATTATAACATTATTTTTTGGGCGGGGATCAACCAGAATACATATACTTAAAATGAACCCTACAAGTATCTATAACAAACCCTTCCTCATTAGTAGAGGTAAAGATAGCCTCTTCTTCACAATAATAACATTTGGTTTGACATATAGTGGACATAAAACGAGTATATCAGATATAAAGGTTTGGGGATAAAAAGGTTTGGATCGTAATAAGGTTTAAAGGTTTGTCAAAAGTCCCACGATTTTTTGATATCTTTCGTAATGTAAAGGTTTGGAATATAGGTACCCGAATCTGCTCCTATTCTTCTGAGCGATCTACCTCATGATTACTAGAACTATCTAACATATCATCAAATGATTCAAACCCTTTATCCTCTAATTCTAAAGATGCCAAAAGCATATCAAAGGTTTCTGAAATATACAGGTCTGCTCTAGGTGATGGCTCTACAATTTCAGAGTCAATAAAATAAGATAATGGTAAACCAATATCATTATATTCTGTGAATTCTTCAAAAGCATCATCATCACGATACTTCATCCAAACCTCAGATAAAATCTTTATCTTTGTCTGCGGTGAGGTCGTCAAGGCTGGTTATCCCCCTTTGCTGATTTCGTTCTAGTATAGCATAATCATACATTAACATCAACTTTTCCCATAAAGTAATTGGGGCAAGGCGTGCTAAATACCGCCCAATTTCTTCTTCGCCAAGTTCCCAATAATCTATTAAGTCTAATATCTTTTTGGCAACTCTCTCATTAGCAGATAATCTCATAACTCTCCATTATACATAATTAAGTGGTGGAGGGCAAGTCCCACAACTGCCCCCCACCTGTCGCAATGGGTGACCCCTACCCTTGCGTTGATAAAGCCCCAACGGCTGATTGTTGGTTAGCGACGTGTACATCGCTTGGCAAATGATAGTTAATAAATGAGCCAATTGAATGGGTACCTGTCTCATCACTAATAGTATTAGTAGTTAAGTCAATTAATATTGGATGATCCATAAAACCTAAGTCATTAGGATCGCAGGCATAGATGCCAAACCCTGTCTCATCCATAATAGAATCCTTTAGTAGATAACTAATAGCCATACGTGTATAGTATTCAGTGTCTCCTTTACGTACCGCTGCATGCTGCAGGGCCAGGGCTAGATCCTTATGCATGTCATACTCACCCCAATGGCTATATAGCGCTACTGCAAGATCTTCCTTTTGTTTAAAAACGAATGTGCAACGTGCTCCCATTACTCTTCCTCGTTTTTCTCTACTAGGTTAGGTACGATTGATAGTTGATTACTTATCTCATTAAAGATGCTGTCTTCATCTTCATTGTCAGTCTCATATTCAAAATTCATATAATCACCTGTGGGTTCAAATATGACTTCAATTTCCCATCTTGCCATTAGTTGGTCTCCTCAATGGTTTCATTTAGAAACACATAGCCCAGCCCAGTGGGTGTGTTATTGTCTAGTATTTTGTATCTATCGTGCACAATATCCTGAGCGATATTAAATGCTTGCTCCTCATTATTTGCATTAACTGCAATGTCGACATTGTCTCCAATGCTTAGAGAAACTATATATTGTTTCATTGGGTCTCCTTAGAAATGAAAATCTACTGGGACTAGATATTGTCTCACGGCTTGCTCAGGTTTGTCAAGTCGCTCTTTAAGATAAGTCGTTTCAGCGATATGTTCATGAAGGTCGTAAAACCCACTGTCAGGTATCCACTGACCCATTAGCATATTTGCTGCTTCTTTAATAGCATAGATATTCATTAGTTTGTTACCGTCAAAATGATTGCTTGGTCTACCGCCCTCTGAAGCGTAGTCAACTAAATCACTAACAAACCTATCAGTGTTAATGTTTTTGATTGCTCTGTTTACGGCTTCAGCCTTCCACTTAGCAATACCACCTATGGTTTCTTGGAACTTTTCCTTGTCTTCAGAAAAGCCCAGTACATCAGTAGGGTCATCGTTATAACCCCCCATAAGGTTGTTTTCACTTTCTTTGTTGGCATTGGTGCTCCACCTTCCTCCTCCTACTACGTGCCAGTCAGACCAATCTGCTGGACTGTATCCGTCTTCTCTTGATAAGGATACTACAACCTTATCAAAGGCTTGTTGTTTGTTATCTGCTTCAACTGCTATATAGTGTAGGGTATGCATTACTCTTGCTCCTCTGGGTCTATGATTGTTATTTGATAGTACTGTTTGTCATCGTATGGAACGGTAGTTACAAAGTAACCAATCCTATTAACTATATGATATCCGTCACAAATATAAGTCCCACCGTCATCTCCGTCAGAGTATGTCCATATAGTTTTAGGGTCTTGTAATTTAATAAACTCTAACTCTTCGCCATAGGTTTCAAACATATAGCCTATGCCCTCATCAGTTTGGAAGGAGGCATTGTCGTCTATATGGTTTGGAATAGGTTTATATGTATTAAACCATTCCTCCTCTGTGAGGATTTTTAGGTTTGGCATTCTTGGGTCTCTTTCTCTAGGCTCTTAATGTAATTCTACAATATCCCACAAATTTTTGCAAGATATCTTAATGTGATCTTAATCACATTGTGGCGTTCTGCTTATTAATCTGAATAATGTTTGGAGATCCACAAGAGCACCAGCCCCTGTAGGAATCTAAATTTTTCACGGTAGTTACCTCAGTCAATGCATCACAATCATTACATAGATAATCATACTTAAACCAGGTCTTATCCATAGTAAGTGTTTTCATCTATATACCCCTCTGCTAGTAGTCCCTCAAAGAAGTCCCATACTATTAGTAATTGTTTATAGTTTTGTTCATCCCCCTGGTTTTTGGCGGTATCAATAGCCCAGGTTAAACTATTACCAAAGGCCTGTATATCTTTATATGTATAACCTAACATTCTATACCCCCATATTCAAAGATAACTCCAAAGGTAGTGCATAGTCTGCAATCACAATCGCCATTAGCCATTTGTGATATATATTCAAAGTGTTCTAGATTTTCTTCCCATATGGTTTGACAAAGTTCGTCTATGGTGTAAGGTTTGTTAATTGTTTGGGTCATATATAAATAATACCAAGTTTCAGGAAAAAAATCAAGTGCTACGTAATAGAAAAATAAATAACATTTTTGTTGTACTCGGCCCCCCCTGCGATCCCAACGGGACTTGAACCCGTAGCCTTTACCGTGACAGGGTAACGATCTAACCAATTGATCTATGGGACCAGAGAGCAGTTTTAAATCTTGCTCAGGATTTATTTACTAAACTAATTGTAGCGTATTACGCACAACATCTAGTAAGCGATTTTTTTCTGCATTGGTAGCAGC